GTCATGAAGATTCCTGGGTAACGCGGGACAACCGCTGCGACGCCGCAAAGGGCATGATAGCGTTGGGGTTGCCCGGTGAGATACCTTCTGCGCCGGGCAACCTTACTATGGCTCCCTTGGCGCTGGAGCAACTTTATCGCGAGCAGTTCGGGCGGATTCTGGCGACGCTAATCCGGCTGCTGGGCGACTTCGACCTCGCCGAGGAAGCGGCGCAGGAAGCGTTCGCGGCAGCCGTCGAGCAGTGGCCACGGGAAGGCGCGCCGCGCAATCCGCTTGCCTGGATCGTCGGTACGGCGCGCCACAAGGCGATCGATCGCATCCGCCGCGAGGGACGGCTCAATGAAAACCGCCAGGAAATCCTGCGGCTGGAGATCCAGAATTCTGCGGATTCCGCCGTCGCCGATATGGACCGTGCGGTGCCCGACGAGCGACTGCGTCTAATTTTCACGTGCTGCCATCCGGCGCTCGCGACGGACGCGCAGGTTGCACTCTCGCTGCGCACGCTGTGCGGCCTTACGACCGAAGAGATAGCCCGCGCATTTCTCGTACCGGCGCCAACGATGGCGCAACGGCTCGTGCGGGCCAAACGCAAGATCCGCACGGCGCGAATTCCGTACGAAATTCCGCCCGAGGATCTCCTACCCGAACGGCTCGAGGCCGTGATGGCGGTAATCTACCTCGTCTTCAACGAAGGCTATGCGGCAACTCACGGTGAAGCGCTGGTGCGCGCCGATTTGTGCGCCGAGGGTATTCGCCTCGGCCGCATCATGTGTGAGCTGATTCCGGCCAACGCAGAAGCGCGCGGATTGCTCGCCCTGATGCTGCTGCACGACGCCCGGCGCGCGGCGCGTGTTGGCGCCGACGGCGAGATCGTACTGCTCGAAGACCAGGATCGCGGCAAGTGGAACCGCGAGCAGATTCGCGAAGGACTCGAGCTGGTTGAGTCCGCGCTGCGCTCAGGCCCTGCCGGTCCTTACGCGATCCAGGCAGCGATCGCGGGGGTTCATGCGCAGGCCGCGCGGCCCGCCGAGACAGACTGGCGCGAGATCGAAGCGCTGTACGCCTACTTGATACGTATCCAGCCTTCGCCGGTGATCGAGCTCAATCACGCGGTCGCAGTTGCGATGGCGAATGGTCCCGAGCGCGGTCTCGAGCTTATCGACTCGATTCGCGCGCGCGGCGAACTTGACGATTATCATCTGATGTGGGCGGCGCGCGCGGACCTGTTGCGGCGGCTCGGCCGCTGGAGCGAAGCGGCGGATTCATATCGCGCCGCGCTCGTCATGGTCAGCGCGGGACCGGAACGGCGTTTTTTAAAGCGACGCCTCGCCGATGTCGAAGCGCGCATCAGATAGCGGCACCGAACAAGGTTTCCCAATAGCGCCAGCACCATCGATTTCGCACTTTCGTATCCGCGGTTGGAATAGGTGGGATTAGCGGGGTGGTTTGGGCGTTCCTAACCTGGTGGTAGCGCGCCAAGGCGGAGCCTGACTGATGCGCGGAACGGACGTCGGGAGCGTGGTATACGATGCTGGCGCGAGCCGAAGCAGGCAACTGGCCGATTTAAATCAAACCATGCGAGCACTTCGCAGAATCATCCAGATCGACGTAAGACACTGATACCATTGGGCCTTCTTCGCAAATCGAGTTTGAGCCTCCCGGTTAACCGACCGGATAGTGGATGATTGAGAATCGGTCAGTTTCGCCCCTGTCGCCCTTGAGTAAAATGAGATGTGCGCGGAAAGATCGGGCGGGTGCTCCAATAAGGTGTGCGTACACTTAACTTTTACCACGCGCCGGACCTGCGCAGGCCGAGACGCTGTATCATCCATCCGCCGCGGCGGCTATCGACGCCGTTGTCCTCCGGTTCATCGTGCGCAGCCGGCGGAATCGTATGCTCGCTCCGCTTCGCCGCGCTAGCCGCCCGCGTGTACGTATACTCTTGCTGATCCGATTTCGTCGCGTAGTAGGCAAGCGCGCCCGCGATGGCGGAATCGCCATGGCGCTGATGGCCGTCGCCGCCGCGCATCCGCCGCTCAGGGATTTTAGCGATGCCCTGTTCCATTCGGAGCATTCGATGGTCGGCGAGGATGTCCGCGTCACCGGGAAGATCAATAGTGCCATCCTCGAATGCGGCTTTATAGCGCGGCATGTTGTCGCGATACCATTCGCTCGAGAGCATCACTTGCTCGATGCGCGAGCCATAGCGCAGAGCGGCCTGCTCGGCGAGATACTGACCATTGCCGCGCGCGTCCATCGCGCCGCCCACGAAGCGGCGGCTTCGATCCGCGAGCGCATCGACCAGATAGAAAAGCACCTGCTTCTGTTGATTGAAGGGGACGTTGCGCAGCTCGATCACGAACGGCGTGCGACGCATTAACCCGGAGCTCACCTGCACGGGCCAGATGACCGTGAGATCGCCGGAGCGGCCGAAATCCTCGCCGAAATAACTCATTAGCTCCGGTTTGATGCGGTCTAAAACCGGTTTCAAATAGTCATTTATCCAGTCCTCGGCATCTTTACGCAGAGCCGGTTCGCCGCGTTCCATGAAACTTAGATCGAAGTTCCACCGGATGACTGGGATTTCCCGCGACATACGCGCTTCGATGAGCGCAGAGGGTATGAAGACGCCCGAGCTCGCCGACGGAATGCACATCAATTCCTCATCAGCGTCGTCGGCGTATTCGGCGAAGAGTTCGGCGCGCCATTGCGCTGCGGTCTTATCATCCCAATCAAGCGCAGCTCGCAGACTCGCCTGCTCGCTCCGCTTTGCTCTGCTAGTGTCAGGCTTGTGGTTATGCGCGCGTTTGATGACTGCGAAAAGACCATCGTCGAGTGCATCGTCGATCGTGATGCGATGTAATGAATAGGGACGGCGGCCAGCACGAATGTCGGAGATGAGTTCGTTGAATGCGTTGCCCGCGCCGAAGTGGGTCGAGATCACATGCACGCGCCCGCCCCACATCGTGAACGCGAGCGCAGCCTTAATCAGGCTCGGCAGATGCTCGTGAAACGCGGCCTCGTCGATGACGGCGACGCCCTGCTTGCCGCGCAGATTCGAGGGCCGCGACGAGAGCGCGACGATTTTGTTGCCGGAAGCGAAGCGGATACGAAAGGCGAGGATATCCTTGTCCTCGTCCTCGATAGCTACTTCCTCGATCGCGCGCGCGGCCTTGTCGAAACGGCGCGCCCATCCGGCGGCGTCCTCGATAAACTCGCGCGCCATATCTTTGTTGTAGCCGATATACCACCAGTCGGTGCCGTTGCGGCCGGCGGCGTCGAGCGCCGCGTCAGCCGCTTCGGCCCAGGTGATACCGATGCGTCGTGATTTTTCGCAGACCTTGACCGGCGAGCGATCAGCGATCCATCGCCGCTGATACGGAAGTAGTATTGAGGTGGGGACATCAGTCATTTTTTCCACTTGATGTTCAATCTGTTTTTCCACTAGATATTCGGTCTGTTGCAGCCGCGCGCGAGACGCTTCACTTCGTTCAGCATAACAAACCAGGAACCTCACACATGAATATCCAACAGTGCGTTGCGGATTTGCTGCTCCGCGGCAGCAGATAAGCCGCCGGCACGGGCGGCGATCGCGACCTGTTCCGCAGCGCGGCCGACTTTGGCGTTCAATTTGTCGCGCACCTCGACCATCCATTTTTTTTGATTGACGCTGGCGCGGGCGAGGCTCGCGACGCTGCGCGAGATCGCCTCGAGCGTCCTCGGAGGCACTGTTTCGCCCTCCAGCTCGAGCAGGATATCCAGGTCGATTTGCTGGACGAGACGAATCAGCGTATCGCTCATCGCGCCTTCTTCGTCGGGCGACGCCTCGGCGATCGCGCGCGCCTGTTCAGTGGCGAGTTTTACTACTTCGAGTCTATGTTCGAGCCCTTCACCGTGATGAGGTGCGCCTCTCTTGCAGATTTCGTAGCCGTTATCCTTGAGCCATTTGGCGAGCGCGCGATAATTTGCAATGCGGCCCTCGCCGATCCGCTTGTCGAGTTCCGCGCGGATCTCTTTTGGGATGAGATCGGTTTTCGAACGTTGAGGCATTGCTCAGAAAAGAGAAAGCATGTGAAACCTTTCAAAAGGTTTCACACTTCCAAACTTTCAACTTTCAAAAAGATGCGGGCTTTCGCCCTGTGAATACTCACGCCATTAGAAGGACCTTGTAGCCACCGCATTTTGCGCGTTGTGCTGAGTTTATGAGTATCTACCGAAACAGCCTTGTAGCCAGCCGCGGTGCCCGCGTGCGGATGGCTTTATGAATGTCGACTGAAAAAGTTGAATTTATGAATATCGACTGAAAACATCACCAATACTTCTTCGGCCTCGCGATCCCCGGCGGAGAATCGACTGTATATTCGACGACGTCGACGCCGTGCGCGGTGAGTTTAGCCGACCAGGTCTCAGTCTCCATATCTTCGAGCTTGGCCACGCCGAGGTCCTGCAGATATTCGAGCTCGCGGCGCACCTGCATAAGCGAAAGACCGATCTTCACCTCATGCAGCACGCGCCAGACGATAGTTTCGTTGACGCCGATCGGCCGGCCGGCGTCGAGGACGCGCAGGATACGCCAACGCGCCTCTTCGCGCTGTTTCTGTTCGAGGTCAGCGCCGTTGCCCATCTTAATCTCTCGCTCCTAATCCCTCTCCCTGACCCGTTCGGCTTCGCTCAGGGCAGGCTCTGGGAGAGGGCAGGGTGAGGGCGCCTCTGATTCTTTTCTTCTAATCGCTCGCTCCGCTCGGCTGCGCAGCTCGCATACTCGCTTGCTCGGTTCACTTCGTTCACCTGGCGATTTTACCTTTCAACTCCCCCAGCTCGCTGCGCATCTCGGCGCGCATCGCGTCGAGCTTGGCCTCGAGCGTATTCGAGAAACGGATCCAATCCTCGCGGCGGACATAGTCAATCGGCAATTCGGCGCGGAGCCTGAGTACGTCCTTTTCGATTTCGACCGCCCTGGCCTTGATATGCTCGAGGCGGCTGGCATTTTCGGCGCGCACGCTGTCGTGACGGTTGAAGAGCCATTGGATCGCGGCGAGATTGACCGCAACCAGCGTGGCAATCGCGACCAGCGCCTGCCAGTTCATTCTAGCTTACTCGCAGATTTGTCATCCCGAGCGGAGGCTGCCGGAGTCGAGGGATCAACGCGGAGCGATTTGCCAAAGGCGGTTCGGCCATCGAGCACGTGGAACCTCTGATTCACCCTGCGGCTATCCCGCCGAGAATCGCGGTTTGGAGGAAACTGAGCAATCCCTTCAAATCTACGCCGTTGACCGTCATGACTGCGGTGCTGCAATCCGGGGCCGGACCCGCTTTATCCGACGGCGACGTGGGCGTGACTATTCCCGCCGCGTCCACACTTGGCACTGCGCAATTACCGCTCCGCAGCGACAGTACGGTAGGCGAGAAAATCTTGACGCCTTTGTAGCTTGCAGTGCTTTTGCCATTTGCGAGATCCGCTTCTGTGCAACCACAGACGATCGCGCAGAGTGCAAGCATTACTATTAAATAACGGAGCGCTCTCTTACTTACCGGATTCAACTTTCACATCCTTGATGGGCGAGGGCTGAATAACGTGGACAATCGCAACGACGATCGTTCCGACCGCCGCCCCGGCGGCGACCTCGAAATGATGCGGATCGGCGGCGAGCGAAACGCCGAACGCAGTAATTCCCGAACCGATAATCGATAGCCATTGACCGGCGCTCAGAAACTTTAAATCGCCAATGTGGTGCAGGAGAAAGAATAGACTCATCGAATCCATCAGAAATTCCTACGGTGTGTAGGTGCGTGTGCCATCCCGAGCGGAGGCTGCCGGAGTCGAGGGATCAACGCGGAGCGATTCAACAGCCTGCTAAGTTTCGCCTGGTGTTCAGATTATGTTCGGGCGGGGCGCGCCAAAACGGGGGAACTCGTTCACCCCCGCTGATCCGCGAGAATCCGAAACACATAACGGCGCGTGCATCCCAGTTCTCGCGCAATCGCGGTCACATCCATTCCGTTGCGGCGCAGACGGCAGATTTCGCCGCGCAGCGCGCGTGGCGCCCGCTTCGCTATCGGCACATCGAAACGTTCACCGCCGTAATGACGCGAGAGGGCTTCGGCGGCGGCATGGCCGATGAGGGTGGCAAAGGCGCCCTCGGGGGCTGCGCGGACGGGGACGTATACGCGGATACCGCCATAGGCGGCGACCAGCTTTTCGGCCGCCTCGCGGCCGAGCACTAGCACGAGATTATCGAAGGTTCCCGCCATCTTTTATTTTAGGTGCGGCGCTCTGTATCCGTCATTCTGAGCGCAGCGAAGAATCTCTCTCCACCAACACCCGCCAAGGCAGTTATGCAAAATTGTGGGAAGGGATTCTTCACTCCGCAGCCTCCGTTCAGAATGACGGAAAAAGGAGCGGCTTCAGTTTAAATCGCTCGCTCCGCCTTCGGCTTCGCTAGTGTGCGCTCTCCCTGTTTTGCAACTGCCGGCATTGGGCGCTGAAAATCGTTGCGATTTTGTTTAGGGCGCGACGCGCTTCGGCGTCGAGCGCGAGCCGCACCCTCATCGACACGCATGCGTAGATGACGGTCGAATGCTCGCGCCCAAAAAAATAGCCGATGCGCGGATAAGAGGCGCGCGTAATCTGCCGCATGAGATACATCGCGAGCTGGCGCGCAAACGCGACGCGCTGGCGGCGCGAGCGGCCATGCATCTCCGCCGGCGCGATATGGGTCGCCGCGCCGACGGCGCGCACGATATCTTCGAATAGGGGCATCTCTTTTCTTGAACGCACCTGTTCGCCGCGCCTCGCCGACTCGGCCGCCCCCTGGCAGACTCGTTTGCTCGCTTCGCCTTCGGCTCCGCTAGTGTTTTTTAAACGCCCCCCTTGGCGGCGCCTCGCCGGCTCGCGCCTCCCCCATTTTTTGACATGGGGGAGGATACAGGAGGGGGTGCAGGAGCCACTTTGGCCGCGGCTCGCTGACTCGCTCGCTCGTTTCGCTTCGCTCCACTGGTGTGCTCGCTCGGCGCCAGGAGGCGCTTCGCTAGCGTCACCAATAGCTCTCGCGATGAGCTGTTCACCCGCAGACCAGGGCTCGTACTCGAGTCCGAGACAGTCCATGAGGTATTCGGCCTCGTAGCGCCGCGCTCGCGCACGGACCTGCTCCTCGATTCGTCTCGCGATTCCGGTCAGTAGCATTTTTCACTTGATATTCGATCTGTCGCAGCCGCACTCGCGCAGCTTGCCTCGCCCCTTGCTCCCTTTCCTCAATCCCTCTCCCTGCTTTTCGAGATCCCTCTCCCTGTCCAGGGAGAGGGCAAGCGCGCCTGGCGCGCGCGGGTGAGGGCAGCGTCCACGCAGTCGCTTACCTCCATTTACTGTGCGCACGTCCGTAGGGCTCGCCCGTCGAGCCCGTAGCGAGGGAGTCTGCGTACGCAGCGTCATAAAAAGCGACTCCTTTGCTCGCTTCGCTTCGGCTTCGCTAGTATGTACGTTTCGCCTAGTGTCCAAGATCCACCGTGACTCTGACTGGGCCGCTGGCCTTCGACTTGAGCCACGTCACTACTGAGACAACGTCGGCATTGTCGGACCATGGCGTTTGAAAGTTGTGTGCGCCGTTGACGATGACCCATCGATGGAGCATCGCGTCGCGCCGGATGACTACTTCGCTTAGTGTTTCCATTTCTTTCGGTTGATATTCATTTCTTTCGGTTGATATTCATAAAGTCAGCCTCATTCGCGCATCGTGGCTGTCTACTCGTCTGAATATTCACAGGGCGAAGCCTCTTTCGGTCGATATTCACAGATTCAGCCTCATTCGCGCATCGTGGCTGTCTACCAGGCTGCTTTCTCATAATCCGAGTATTAACGGGGCGAAGCCTTTTTCGGTTGATATTCATAAAGTCAGCCGCATTCGAGCACTGTGGCTGCCTTTTTCGGTTGATATTCATAGATTCAGCCGCATTCGAGCACCGTGGCTGTCTACTCGTCTGAATATTCACAAAGCGAAGCCTCTTTCGGTCGACATTCATGGATTCAGCCTCGTTCGCGCATCGTGGCTGTCTACCAGGCTGCTTTCTCATAATCCGAGTATTAACAGGGCGAAGCCTTTTTCGGTTGATATTCATAAGGTGAGCCACATTCGAGCACTGTAGCTGTCTATTAAGCCGCTGTCTGATACTCTGAGTATTCACAGGGCGAAGCCCGCATGTCCTATTTTTAATCGCTCGCTTGCGCTCGCTGTGCGCACGTCGCAGACTCCTTAGCTCGGCTTCGCTGCGCTCCGCCTAGTGAAA